GGACGGATGTTGACGGTTGGGTTACTGGCTACTACCTTCGACTCGCAGGCCTGCGAGAAGAAGCCCATCAGGTTCATGGCCGTCTGGCGCATGGTGTTGTCGTCCGACTCACTCAGCGGGCGCACATAGTAGCCGGGCGCACCGAAGGGACGACGCAAGAGTAATTGCTGACCCTTGCGAAACAGGGAGACCAGCTGGGCCATGCCCACCATCTCGTTCCAGGCAGCCTTTTCGTGACTCAGGTAGTGAGAGTAGAGTTCACGGATACCTGCTTCCAATTTAAGCGGGTGCTTGTTTAACTTTTTATTAGCCAGCAGGTCCTGAATTGGCTTGGCGGGAGCGTAGTTAACGCCTTGCCGAGCAGTGGCAAGGGAGAGAGGTGTGAAATTGGGAGAATCCTGCAATCACTAATTCCTGTATGGGCCTAGTTGGCCCCAGCGTTGAGCGGGCCTAGTTGGCCCCGGCATACGGATCGTCATTCAACGGCAATCGGCGTGGCGCCACTACCCGACGATAAAATTCATCCTTGGCCTGCTGCGGAGAGATGCCTGCAGCTTCCGCGTCAGGGAGCCAGTAGGTCTGGAATTCCAGCAAGTCAGAGCCGCTTAAAGCATGAGGATCTACCGGAAGTTCTCCATGCTTAAAGGTGCGCTTTTTATAAGCAGGTGTTTCACGTGGAACAATGCCCACCATACCGCGACTGCCCATTACAGCGGCACTGACAAACATGTCCTCCCGCATGCGGTTGCGCCAGACCTCTGCATTCAGGTGGCGTTCGGCCTCACGGGCCCGACGACGCCAGTAACGAAAGCGGGAGCGGTAATTGAGTTGTCGCAGCAACCAATTCATTTGTGCATCTTTGATAAAGTCTGGGCCAATCGAGCACGCATCCCCAGTTTTCCACCCTTGCTGGCAGCAGCGCTAATCTTGGCGGCAGGAATCTTCTGCCCCTGCGGAACGCCAAGCTGGCGGTGCAGTGCCCCTGGTTTTTTAATTGCCTTGGAAATCCATTTAGCTGCCATCCAGTGCCTCCCGACGATGATAATCAGTCAGCCAGTGGTCGAAGTCAGCGAGTGCTCCATCCCCGGTAGGGTAATTGGTGCGCAGGATTGGCTCTGCGCGATTAAGCAAGAACTGCCGGTACGCGGGGACGAGATCATCGTAGGCGGGCTGCAGTTCCGTCTTCGTGGTATTCCACGCTGCCCTGACTATTTCCTCGTTACTCATCGAAAATATTCACACCGAGGTGACCGTTGGCAGCATTGGGGTCGTCAGATACCCAGGTGTAAGTCAGAGCGAGATCGGAGACTCCAGTGGCCGCCTGCACCCGGCTGTCACTGAGATCGCCGAGGTTTTTACCCTCCTGAATGGAGCGAGCAATGGCCAGCCGCTGACCGCCGCCGCTGCCTGCTTCCGCGCCGGGCTGTACCACGGCAGCATTGACGTCATCGATCAGGTCCTGCGCCGAGGTGGCAGACTGAACAAGGGCATCAGTCAGGTAGCCCTGCTTTCCAGCTTGAAGAATCGCGTAGCCCACCCGGGAACTGACGACACGATTGGAGTTCGGGTAACTATATAAACCTGGCATGCTTAGCCTCCTAGTTTGACGTTTTTGAGTCCGCGCTTCTTAGGCGCAGATTCGGGCAGGTCTTTGCGCGGCGTGGCGGCAAAGTCGTGGAGCTGCTGATGCGACATCTTCAGCAAGCCCTGATTGCGCGGGTAGAGCTTGGACGGATTATGTTCAGCGATGGCCATTACGATTTGCTGTTTTCGACTTACGGCTGGCATAAATAACTGGGAGGCTTCGTCCCGACACTATGCGCTTACGGGCCTAAGAATGCGCATATTCTGTCCCGCTCACAACCTCCCTAGCGGGCCTTGGACTCAATCTCGTCCGTAGTCTACACGTGTGTCATTTTAGACACAATAACTAAATCCGCTGACCCCACGCATCGTAAAGTTTTGGTTTGTTCAGTCCTAACTGACGCTTGGCTAAAAACTCTGCCATCTCACCGGCAATGTGGGCTTCATTTGGATGTATGTCCGGCCTCTCTGCCAACTCCGTCTTGTGAAATCCAGTAGGGATAGCCGCCTGAATCTTCTGCGCCTGATTCATCGTCTTCTCGGTGGGGCCGAAACTGGCACTGCTGAAGATCATGCGCGAGTTATGAACCAAAACATCGTTAGCGAAAAATTCAGGCTGATCTTTTACTGCCACGTTGTATACCGGAGCAGTCTTTTCCCGCTTCACGCTTTCGACGGTAATAATAGAATTTTTGCTTGCACGAGTTAGAGCAGTATTTATCCCAAAATGCTCGTCCAATAAACGGTTTATTACACGGCTCATACCGACATACCAGTTCGACTTTTGGAATTGGCTGAATACTTCGGTAAGTATGCCTGCGATGCCATTCCAAGCCTGCTGGACTCTTGTGCCACTGTTTGGCAAGTTCCTGCATTTCAGCCACGATTTCCCGTTGTCGCGCAATACGTTCAGGTGTCCAGTTTCGACTATGGTGACGGGTATGTTCAGAGTTGGAAAGTAGTTCCAAATTGGAATCGGCATTATTAAGCGAATTATTGTCCCGATGATGAACTGAGCAGCCCGCCGGGATAGGGCCGTTTGCTGCTTTCCATAATTCAACATGGAGAGCACCGATACCACGCTTAGCGGCATGAACATGGGGTTGAAAATATGCCTGATGTGATCGATATCCGGAGTCGGGATAGCGGTAGAAACGCACTCCATTAAAGACAACAACCTCTCGCCTGCCTTTAGCTCCGACAATGGTTTCCACCCGTAGCCCGCAACCCAAATCGGATGTTCGCTCGTCCCTCTCAAGCGGCGACCATTGCTTAGTTTTAGCGACCATATTTCCGCGTTTTTGTTGGTCATTCCTGTCCTTTCCACAGGTGACCATCCTTGTCGCGTCAATACTACATCGCTTAACAGTATTTGCTCAATAGGAACCTGCCCACGCTGAGTCGTAACCATAGTTCCTGCTACCAAACAACTGTCGTTAGGATCATCTCCGGCCTTCACCGGCTGGTCTACGGTCAGGCCGCCTTCGGTCAGCTTCACGGGACGACGCCTATGGTTCCACGCGGAGTCACGGTGGATCTTCATACCTGCGTCATCCGTGGGACTGCGCAGTTGCGAGTGAACTACCACGTCAAAGAACGCTGGACGGCCCAGACGCCAGCGTCCACTCTCATCCTTGGTGTCCGTATGGAAAGGATGGGGCTGGGCATTGTCGGTGCGCAGGTAGTGACGCCACGCCTGCCAGCCTGCTTCCTTGCTGGAGTCGCAGGGACGGAAGGCCCAGCCGTGCTTCTGAGCCAGCAATAAGCGCTCACCCAGCTTCTCGTGTGAAATCCATTGCCGCTGGATTTGTTCATCGGGCCACATCTCCCGTCGAATGGCTATCGATTGCTCATCAATACTCACTGTCTGGAAATTACGGCCGCGATACCTGAAGATTGATCCGGCCAGTGGCCAGCCCTCGGGCACCTTGGCCATGAAGGTCCATGAACTCAGGTGCTCGGTGGTATAGCCGAGGTCAACTCCAATATCACACGACCACGAAGAGGGGATGCGTCTCATTCCATACAACTTCTCGAACATGTCCCACGAAATTACGTGCAGCAGTAACTTCCGGTCGTCATACTCGGGCAGTACACGAGGTTCGAGGGCAATTTCCAGGTTGTGCTGGTACTCGGCCATGAAAGCTTCGTAGCCGGACTTGTCAAGGTATGCCTGACAGTCCTCCAGTTTCATATCGGCCCACATCGGGGTACCGGACTTGATGACATGACGGGGACCGTCGTCAGTCTGCTCGAACTGGATGTCAATGTCCTGAAACGCGGGGATGGGGCCGCCGTTGAGACCGATGACGCGGCGTTTGGCCAGCGCAGAACTGGCGCGGGTCAGGATACGATTCATGACGGAGTTGGCGTGGATGGGGTTCTGGTCAAAGATGACACGAGTGGAGGCGTTGCCCATCGGGATGACGGAACGGGTCATCATTTGTTCCTTGCCCTGCACAACAGCGGGGGAGTCACCGATTTCGTCAATGTCTGAGAGGATGATGAGCGAGGGACGCATATCCAGCACCTTACCGCCGCGCAGGTAGGCATCCAGACCGGCCGGACGAACAGCCCAGCCGCCATGGGTCATCAGAAATTCCTTGCCCCAGCCGAAGCGGTTACCGTGGACACCGACTTTGGGTTTGGCCAGCCACGGGTAGAGTTTGCCGACCTGCTCGTCTTCAATGCGGTTGCGGATGGAGACAACGTGCTCAGCCGCCTGTTCAGCTTTGGCACTGACCCAGAGGACGTAGCCTTTCTGCACCAAGGCGCCTTCGGCAATGGCTGCCCACTCACTGTGGCTGGATTTGCCGGTGTTACGCGCCCAGGGAATCAGGCAAACAATATCGTTGAGGTCGATGGGT